TGTTGAAAGGTCAGTGCCTGCTGTTATTGTAATTTCTGCATTACTTGGGGCTGTAACAGTAGCACTTCCTACAGTTAGAACATGGCCAAACTCGTCAAAGGTAATTTCATTTACAAATTCTTCAGCGCCAAGATCTACATTTGCTATACTAGGTGATGTATCAGCATGTGATACAGTATATGCTGTTCCGTCATCGGCACTAGCGGTAGTAGCAGATATACCGTCACCTGCTGTAATTGTTGATGCATACTGACCACTTGTGTCTGTACCGAGTGCAACACTATTGGCTGCAATAGTAGTTTCAAAACTTGCTGTTGCACTACCTAAGTTGGTCATTGTTGCTGTGCCTGTACCCGTTACGTCACCTGTTAGTGTTACTGTAACTACAGGGTCTACTACATTCTGCAAGTATGACCAGTCTAGATTTCCTTCAAGTGTTCCTGCTGTAAATTTCTCAGTACCAACTGTCCATACATCATCGCCTTCATTCCAAATTAATGTTTTGTTAGCAGCATTACCTCTTTCGATTTCAATACCTGAATTTTGTGTTGGTGCAACGTTACCTGCAAGATTACTATTAAGTAAAATAATATTATCAGCAAGGTTAATTGTTTCTGTATTAACAGTAGTTGTTGTACCATTAACAGTTAAGTCACCACCAATAGTTACATTACTACTTGTTTCAAGAGTTGCAACACTTAAGGCGTTTGTCCATTGAGGTGCTGTTCCGTCTGCTTTAACTTGTAGTACATTTCTAGCACTACCAATGGTTAATTTTGTTAGTGTCTCATTATAGTCTGCTGGTGAGCCTCCTAGTACTGAACCAGCATATAATAAATCACCTTGTGCATAATTAATTAAATTAGTTCCGCCTCGTTGTATTGGAACTCCTCTTGATAAGTTAACTGGGTTTAAGTAATAAGCACCTGTTTGATTATCAAGTTTGTCAGCATCAATAACACCACCGTTGCCTGATGCTTTAGTAGTTACTCGTCCATTGGCGTCAATTTCAAAGTGATCAAAGTGGTAACTGGCAACACCTAATGTTTCTGTTCCTACACTTGGTGCTGCTGGATTAGTATAACTTGCTTTTTCAATCTTAATGTCTACATTGTTATAAAAATTATCCCCGTTAACATCTGCACTTGTTAAGGTTATTGGATCGCCTGCTGTAGTATTTGTAATAGACTGTACAGCCGTTGCCCAAGTTTGGTCTCCTCTTAAGAATGATTTGTCGTTTGCATTTCCACTGGCAAGTCTAGATGTATCTACTACACCACTAATAATATTTCCTGCATCAATAGTTGTTGTACTTAAACTACTCCAACTTGATTCTAAGTCGCCACTAGTATTAACATCGTCTACTATGATAACATTTTGTTCTGTTAGTGTTGCATTTACAGCGCCGCCTTGGCTAGTTATATTAATAGGCGATACTGTCAATCCAGCAACACTGTCTAGTGCCGCACCTCTTGCTTCGTGTAGTGTAAAACTGTTTAGTGTTACAGATCCAACAAAGAAAAAGTCGCCGCTGTCGACCCCAGTAGGTGGAGATGATGATTCAAACTTGATCGCATCTCCAGTGGATAGCCCATGGATTGGTACGAAGAAAGTATTAGCATATTGGTTAACATTGAACACTTTAAAGTTGTGTGTTCCGCTACTTGATGCTGTTATGTCTACTTTCCCAGCGGCTGTTAAACCGTAATTTGCAAAAAGTTCAATTTCTGTAGTTGTAAGAACTTTTGCATAGTATGTAGTATTGTTGAGAAGACCACCTAATGGTGTATTTGCATTACTATCATAATACAACGGATCTCCGTTTTGTAATCCGTGTGCTGATTGGAAAACAATTTTGTCATTAATAACATCAACATCTCCGCCACTGCCTGTACTTGTGGCTACGAATGCTTTAATTGACTGTCCTTGCTGTGCTAGTGTATCTGTTGGAGGATTGTCATCAACTATAAAGTCTAAGTTTATATTACTTGCTGTAAATTGTAATCCTGTATCTGCATTTAGATCAACATATAATCTATTTTGTATATCAGTTACACCAATGCTTATTGGACTACCACCTGAACGACCACCTACATCTGCATCATTAATTGTAACGTTATCAGATTCAGTATAGAACGACCCGCCTACTGTAACATCAAAACTAGTAATTGTTCCAGTTGCTCCAACAATGATATTTGCTTTTGCACCAGAACCACTTCCGCCTTGTATGCTTACATTTTCATATGTACCTGGTGTAGTATATCCACTACCTCCTGGTAACGTTGCTACATCAACAGCATTAAGAACACCAACAACATGGCTAGTTACAGTTGCTACCGCTTTACTTGTTGCACCTTGAATTGGTGTGCTGTTAGAAATTATACTTGTAAAACTTGGTGTGCCGCCATCTTGTAATACTAGGAACTGACTTATTTTGTCTGTTTTTAAGAAGTAGTTATCATTAATTGTGTTTACTGGTGAAACAATAGTAGGTACACTACTTGCACCTAAATTTCCTGTTCCGCTACTACTAAGAGTGTCTGTTGTATTAAACGTTCCTGTAATTGTGTTTACTAATTTAAGAGTTGATGTTGTACCACTTTCTTTTACAATACCAGTTGCGCCTGATGTTGCCTGTGTAATAGTGTCGCCTGCTGTAACAGTTACAGCACCTGTTAGGTTTAACACAATTTCAGGGTAAGTTTCTACAACAATATCACCTGCACTAATATTTGGAGCAGGTATATCCTGTGATACAGTTAATCGTCCGCCGTATTCGTCTACAGTGAAACTTTCAAATGCTCCTGTTGGAGGAATAAGATCTTGATTAATTAAACCTTGACTGTTAAGTTGAACAACGGCACTTGGTACAGCATTAGTACTTACATTTCTGTCAATGAAGTTTCCTAGTCTATCGTTCATAAACGATTTGACTGCTAACTGTGTTACAAGTCTTGAATCTAATGCTCCATCAACATCATTGTCGCCAAGGTCTGGATCATTACTAATTGCTGTAACTCTTACACCGCCACTTAGGCTAAGTGCCAAACTGTCTAATTCACCAATACTAACTTGGTTTCTAAATATGATATTACCAGTTCTGTTAAATGCTACAATAAAGTCACCGATCTTAAAGTCACCAAGTTCATTAGTACCTGAAGTATATACTCTACCCGGCAAGTCGCTGTATTGTTCAAATGTGTCAACACCTACGCCACCATTCTCTGGTAACGCATTATAGTCAACACCACTACCGCTATATTCCCAAGTGTGTGCTGATGAGTTTGTAATACTTGGACGATGTAACCATGCTTGATTACCTTGTAGTAAACCAAAACTTTGTACTTGTCTGTTTTTAGTAGTCTTAACAGCAGCATTAATTGTAACTAAATCTGTTCTATTAACTACATTGCTAACTGTTACAGAACTAACACTAATTTCTCCTGCATTTATAACAGCACCTGTACTAAAGAAGTTAGTTACTGAAACACTACCTTCTTGTACTTTTTCAACTGAAACTGTTAGTATATTGTTATCAAAGTTTACAACAGTTGCACTAATATTATCACTACCTGATGTTGCTGATATCAATGCTCCTTTAGTAACAGTATAAGAACCTGCTGGCAAATAAACATCTTGATAGTTATTATGGCTTGATAAAACTTCGTCAATGAATATTTCTTCAAAGTCATGTAACAGTTGATGAGTTCCTGTGCTTGATCCACCATTAACACCCGTAACAGGTTTAGTTAGATCAGCATCATGGAATAATTGTAGCGAAGTTGTATTGACAACAGAAACATAGTAAGTTGCTTCGTTAAGTAATCCTACTATTTCTAAATTACCATTTTTATTATATTGTACTAGATCACCTGTAGATAATCCATGGCTGCCAGTTGTGGCAATACTATTACCCGATGCATTGCCTGCTGTAAACGATACTGTTACCCCTCTTGCTGTATCATTATTAAATGTATTAGTAACGTCTTGGCTTGCTAGGTTCATTACTCGCATTACATATTGGTTTACAGTATCACGTTGAAGTCCTACAATGTTAACATTTTGTACATTGTCTACAACACCAACGTTACCAATAATACCTTTGTCAGTATCAAATACCCTTGGCGAATAACCTGTTGACCTTAATGCAAAGTAACCAAAGTTTGTTGCTGAGTTTGTAATAGATAGATAACCACCGTTCTGTGTTAAACACCCTTGTTCTGCAAAAATAACAAAACAACTAACCAACTGTGCATATGCATCGTTCATTACACGCCATGCTACACCTCCAAAGGATAGAATAGTAAATGCATTAGCAACCATACTCTTACCTTGTTCAGGCTGTCCATCTTCTGGTGTTACAGGATTCTCTGCTTCAATAGCATTACTCGGTGTGTTAGGAGTAACAACAAGGTCTCCGTCTATTTCAACACCATTAGCACCTAAGAAGCTGATTACTGAACAGTTTTGTAAATATGGTGAAGTAGTTATTAACACTCGTGTGTTAGGCAGGTTTGTGTATCCTGCTCTACTTGTAGCAGAATCATTTGGATTATCAAATGCTACAGCAAATCTAAATGCTGCTATAGGTACAGTTCCTGATAGTGCATCTCTAAATGTCATGTTAAACATGTAAGAAGCGTTACGCACTCTAAACATGTCTTCGTTTTCATTTGCTGGTCTTAAAATTACAGTTCTAATACTGTCGCCTACAATTGAAACATTGTCTGGAATAATTACAGGGTTATCAAGTATGTACTCGCCTGTTGCAACCATTACTGTAGCTCTGTCTACAACATCTTTAGATACATTGTATACCATGCCTGATGCAATTTGCATAGCACGTTTGATAGTTGCTACAGGTGCTGTTACACCGTCATTTGCATCATTACCTTTTTCAGCACTTACATAAACTCTTTTACCACCAAAGATATCACTGTCACTAAATCCTAGTTGTCCTAGTCCGTCTGTGCTTACTAGTTGTCCTTTAGTTCCGTCTTGTAAAGGTAATACATAATCGTTTAAAGTTAACTTGTCATTTAGGAACAGCTCACTCCAACGTTTTGTATTTGTACCTAGGTCATATAAATCGTCTGTATCAGGTATAAGATTGCCTTCAAAGTCTGCTGATACTATAATTGAATCTGTATCTGTATCGCCAATTGTAATGTTTCCACCAATAACTACATTACCAGTAATCTCAGCATTGCCGTCAACTGTTAGTTTGGTCCCGTTGAATGTTAAGTTTGCACTATCTTCTATCTCTCCGTCAGTGCCTGCTAGTAATACTCGCCCTGCAGTTAAGTCCTCAACTTTTAGTGTTGCAATTTCTGCTGATGTTCCTACATCAAGTGTAGCAACGTCTATGTCTCCAGGCGTTATAATATTACCTGTTGCAAAGTCCATAGTAACTTTGTTTAGTCCGTCACCAAATTTAAAATCACCAGTTTCGTCAATTTGTAATCTTTGTGTTCCTGCTGTATAAAAATCTAAATCATCATTGTCATTACCTGGAGTTGTTTCGCCTTGTACATAAGTGTCACCGTCGACATCACTTACTCCACCTAATGAGCCCCATTGATTAGATGATAAGTAACCTTCAAATCTTTGTGTATCAGTATTGTATTTTATATCACCAACGTTTCCACTTGCTACTGTTCCTGCTGACGGAACACTTAATCTTGATGTTGCATCAAGTGTTGCTACAGTTAACACACTGATATTATCAATGTTATTGCTATCCATATCTAAATTGCCAGCCATAGCCTTTGTGCCATTTAGATCTAAGAAGCCTGGTCCTATAATACCTGGTACAGTTGCGCCTGCATGATTAAGTCCTAGTCTACGATTTACATAGTTTCTTACAGCACTTTCAACTGGTACAGTATCAGTAGCATTGTCTGTCATACCGTCGTCAGTACTAAACTCACTTACAGCAACACCACGTTTAAATCCAATACCGTCTAAGTTTGAAAGAGCAATACTTGCGGCAAAAGTAACTGTACCGGTTCCTTGGTCAACTTTAAAATAATCTCCTACTCTAAAGTTACCGTCTTGGTCAGTTGTTACAAAGAACACACGCCCTTTACCTTCTTCAACTACTTCTCTTGCTTGGTTTTTAGCAATCTCTGGCTTACCATAAATTTCTCTTGGATAACTTGATGTTTGGTAACTTCCAGTACCGATATCAAGTAAATCATGTCCAGTAACTCTAAGTGTACTAATACCTACTGTAATGTCTGCTTGTCCACCTGCTGGTAAACCTGCTCGTAGTGTAGGCTTATCTGGGTAGCCGCCGAGTGATTTAGTAAGAGCTGGTGTAACATCTATTTCAGCATATGTTTGTCCTGTTGTGGCTTTATTTCTATATGCTGTTACTTGGTGTATAGTATCATTAAATCCAAAGATGTATTTTGGTCCAACACTAATTCCGTTTTCAATTCTTGTTTGCTCATTTGGATCTAGGTCAGTGTCAAGTCTAATAGTAGTATCACCTACTTGTCCTGATCCTGCTGTACTACCTGCTGTGTCGTCGACTACTAATTTAACATAGTCATAACTTTCACGCAATGTAATTCTTGCTACATTGTCAGGCAATCCGGCAACATCATATGCTAGTACACGATATACTTTGTCTGGATCATCGTCATACTGTAATGCTGTACTTGGTCTAGTAGGGTTAATATCTAATATATCATCATATTTAATTACTTGGCTATTACGTAAAACTACAGGAGTTCCATCTGGTACAGTAACTTGAACACCAGGATTACTTGCTTCTCCTGCTGCAATGTTAAGTTGATATAATTGAGGCGTAGTTCCTTCAACGGCACTAACACTAATAACTTCATATCTTACTAGATAGGTTGGATCGCCTAGTACGTTATTTGCTCCACCGTGATCAACATCAACTTCACTGATGTTATACGGTGCATATGAAAGATTGTCGACATAGATAACTGTTCCACCTTGTATATTTGTGTAGGTAGCATCAGTCATTGCTGTACCAGTTTGAATCATATCATCAGCTAGTACTACATCATCACTAACTTCTAGAGGATCACTACCTCTTGCTAATAATGCATAGTCACCGTATGCTGTTGATCCATTTAGTGATCTAATATCTGAACCGTTTTCTGCAAGATAACTTACATGACAATAATAACAGAATACACTAACTGCTTCTGCACGTGAACCGTTTGTAGTATACAGTCCATAACCCAAATCGTTAACTTGTGTAAAGTCATTTGACAGCATGGATATATTACCTGCTGTTAATATTTCTATATCATAAGGCAGTGTTGGTAAAGTTTGCCCTGGATTGATTACTTCGTAATGTGCATCAGTCCATGGAGTATCTTCTGACAATACACATCTCCACTGGTCTGCTGATACGCCAACTTTGTCTACTTTGTTAATTTGCCACCTAACACCATCAATAAAGAAACTAGTTGGAGTTTGTGGCTCTCTGTATATGTTGTCTATAACAATTTCAGTTGTGTTATTTGCTTGTACAATTCTTGCATCTTGGTTACCACAGAATCCGTCAACAAACATACCACCTGCAAAACTTACTTTAGGTGCTAATGATTTACTAAAACTTGAACAAGTTTGTGTATATGGTGACTTGGTAAGTATTTGCCCTTCTGGGTCAAGCACTTCCATAAATCCGCCATGTCCTTGTACTGACAAGTTTCTAATAATTGTAGCATCGTTCATTAAAAATACATCAAGTGTATCATTTTCTTTAGGAGCATTAAATCCTGTGCCACGTATAATATTTGCAATGCCGCCTATAAAACTATTTGATATTACTTGTGCATCTGTTGTTAGTAAAGGTGCTATCTGTGTTGCTAGATAATCAAGTGCCGCGGCAGTTTCTGTTACTTGGTCTGCTGGTAGTTGACCTTGATACATTAGTGCATTGTTTAGTGTTTCTAATCTTCCACCATCTCTTAAGTCTATTGAAAGAGCATCAACAATATAGCCAACATCACGCCTACACTTGTCTACGTCATATGTTAAACTAGGATATGTGCTTGTTATAAAAGTAATTACAGCATCTTGAAGTGTTGCTTTACTAGCAAACAATACATTATAATCATCAACATATGCACCTGGATTGTCAACAAAGGTATATATTAGGTTATCACGATCTGTTAAGTAGTGAGCACCAAACGGACGTTCTCCAACAACATCAGGATCAAGTTCTAGTTTGTCAGCATTACGTTTAAATTTTATTTCTGAGTATGGACTTGCACTTGGTCCAGGTCTTGGACGAATAATACTTCTTCTAAATTCGTCACCCTTAATAGAAACATTGTTTGGAACTTTAATTGGAAAATGTTCGTAGTAAATACCTGTTTCAAGTCTAATAGTTATTTCTGGTGATTCACTATTGCCTGCTGAGTACGTTTGATAAGGTAAACTAGGAATAGCATTACCAAATTTAACTTGTTCGCCTTGTAAAAATTCACCATACTCTACATCAATAATAAGTGTATCAGATGTGCCGCCAACATTTTTAGTATATTCTTCTACAAGTCCAATAGCACCACTGTTTTGTCCAACAATACGCATACCACTTCTTAGTTCAGTTGTGGCATCTAGCTCGTATGTCTCTTTGGACATTTGAATATCTTTATATGGTCCACTATCAGTAACTGAAGATATTACTGACCTTACTTGTGCATCAGAAGCGTTAGTATATGTAATCCATTTTTGGTATGGGCCTAGTCCTTTAGCGGCTTTGTCCATAACACGTTGGGCTTCTCTACAAGCTGCATTTAGTGTTTTAAATGCTGTACCTGGAGTACGACCTCTTTTTGAACCGTATGTATTATCGTCTTTACCATTTGTTGAAACATACAGTACATTTGATGATCCTGTAAAAGGACTTGATGCTACTTGGTAAAATGTATTACCATCGGAGTATTCTAAACTTTGTGTTAATGCATTATAACGAAATAAACCTTCAACTGGTGCTGGTCTAGGTTCTTCACCTCGCATATAAATTTCTGATAAGTTACCAGCAGAATCAACTTTGACTTTGTCACCAAATACTGTAGTACCACCTGCTGTTTGTGCATCACCTACATGTAGTTGACCTGTAGTGGTATCATATATTATTTCACCATTAAGTGGAGTAAAAGCATCTCTGTCAGTTGTTGGACCACGTCTTACAAGAATACTACCATTTTCACTTGACATTAATTAATCTCCAATTATTGGACTGTCGGGTCCGTAAGTAACATTAGGATCATATGATGCGGTACCTTTTAATGGTATTGCTCCGCCATCAAAGTATGATGCAGGGGGTGCAGCAATAGCGCCGCCTTCTATATCGGAAATTTTAACAGCAACATATGAGGCTTGATTAATTTCACCGCCGTCTATTGGTGGGATATTAAAGAAGTTATTCTCATCAAATGGTGCTCCTCGTCTTATAGCCATAAACATACTATCCTTTTGTATATTTATTACTTTTAGACGAGAGAGTTTTTAAAGTGCGATGCCAGTTGTTTGTGATGTGTATTGTTTTGCAATCTCTGTTTCTGTCTTAGCAAGACAACTTACAGAGTGTGCTAGTAATTCAAATTTTGCATCAGGGGATACGCCAAACATAAATGGTGCTAGACCTAGTCCTTGCTGTTGTGCAATAAGAACCATTGGTTTGTGTAACTTATATGAAGTAGCCGTCTCTTCTTCTAATCGAGCTACTAATTCTTCGCCCGAACTTAGTTTAAAAGACACTGTGTCTCCAATTTTGTATGGTGTTTCTAATAACATATTTTTTATCTCTAAAGTGTGTGTCCGGTACCGTTATATCCGGTATCGTCTAAATAAGCGGCAAATTGCTCGTAGCCGCCAACTGCTTTGCCACTAACTTTAATTTGTGGGAAAGTTCTTGCACCTGGAAACATTTCCATGATTTCTTCTCTATCAAAGTCTGTTCCTAGTTGCTTGTATTCAAAACTAAGTTGACGCATTTCGCAAAGTTGTTTTGCTTTAACGCAACTTGGGCATTGTGGTTTGCCATAAATTTCTATCATAATGAAAATCCTTTGAGGCTGTCTGTATCAACATCCTGCTTAATGCCACCAATGATATAACTTTCAACTTCTGTCTCTTGAGGTGCAACTTGCAAGCCTGAGCTAGATAGCCAATGTTGTGTCCAAGGTAGCGGGTTAGTATTAATAGGTGCATCAAAGATAGCATTGTATCCTAATGCTTTTAACCTACGATTAGCAATGTACTCTACATATTGATTAAGTAACTGTGCGTTCAAACCAATCATAGAACCATCTTTAAACAAGTACTCAGCCCATGCCTTTTCTTCTGCAACACATTCGCGCCACATATCATATACTTCTTCTTCACACTCTTTAGCAATCTTCTTCATTTCTGGATCGTCTTTGCCTTGAGCCCAAAGTTTAAGAACGTGAGTACTAAGTGCCAAATGCTGTGCTTCATCCCTAGCGATAAGACTAATAATCTTAGCACTACCTTCCATTAGTTTTAGTTCACCAAAACCAAAGGTGCAAGCAAATGACACATAGAAACGTAACCCTTCAAGAATGTTTACATTCATCATTGCAAGGTACAGTTTCTTTTTCACATCACGCATGTTGCCTTCTTTACGATGGATAAACGCATCAGCAGCTTCAGTAAATGCATCATAGTTCTTAGTAACGGCTGTTGCACGTTTGATAATTTCTTTATCATCTAAGATAGTGTCAAATACTTCTGCAGGATCGGCGTACACATTTTTCATAATGTGTGTATAAGAACGTGAGTGAATTGTTTCAAAGAAATCCCAAGTAACAATACAACCTTCTAGTTCAGGCAATGATACATGCGGCAAAAATGCTAAACATGGACCACGTCCTTGTACACTATCAAGTAGAGTTTGATACTTTAAGTTACTTGTAAAGATATGCTTCTGCTCAGGGCGGAAGTTTGCAAAGTCGGCTCTGTCTTTTTGTAGACTAACTTCTTCTGGTCGCCAAAAGTAACCAAGCATTGTTTGATTAAGTTTGTCAAACACAGGGAAACGAAATGTATCGTAACGCTGTGTATTTTGATCTGCTCCGAAGAACATGTTCTGTTTGGTGAAGTCCACCTTGTCTTGATTAAAAACTGTCTTTGCCATCTGTTTGATTCCTTATATCTCTAATATACAATACTATAGTTTTGACTGAATGTCAACAACTAAATTGCACATGCCTCACATTCTTCGCCATCTTCGAAGTCATTTTCTGATGGCTGTAACTCTACTTCTTTTTCTTCTAGTTCTAGTTCACTTGGATCTGTTTTGTAATCATACGTGTTTTGATAGTATGATGTCTTCCAACCTAGTTTATAAGTTGTTAACAAATCTTTTAACATAACACTCATTGGAACTTCGTTGTTCTCAAAGTGTGTTGGATTGTAACTCCAGTTACCACTAATCGCTTGATCAAAGAACTTTTGCATTACAGCAACAATATTAATATAGCCTTCGTTACTAGGCATATCCCATAGTAAACTGTAATTATTTTTTAACGTCTGATACTGTGGAACAATTTGCTTAAGAGGCCCTTTCTTGCTTTTCTTAACGGACAAGTATCCTCTAGGTGGCTCAATTCCGTTTGTTGCGTTTGACACAACAGAACTGCTCTCCGATGGCATCTGTGCGGACAACGTTGAGTGTCGTAGCCCGTGTTCCTTAATGTCATTGCGTAAACTATCCCAATCATAGTTAAGTTTAACCTTTACAATATCATCAACTTCCTTTTTATAAGTATCAATCGGAAGTATGCCTTCTGAGTATTTAGTACGATCGAAGTATTCACATGCACCTCGCTCCTGTGCTAAATTGTTACTAGCTTTAAGCAAATAGTATTGAAATGCTTCTGTCAATTCGTGTACAGCCTTCCAACTTTCTGGGTCTTCGTATTTTGTTTTATTCTTCGCAAGATAGTGTGCTAACCCAATATAGCCTACTCCTAATGAACGTCTTGCTTTAGTTGATTTCTCTGCAGCTAAAATAGGATACTTTTGATAATCAATAATTTCCTCTAATGCTCTTACAGCCAAATCACATAGTTCATCTAAATCATCTAAACTTCTAATAATACCTACATTAATAGCACTTAAAATACATAGAGCAATCTCACCTTCTGGGTCATCAATGTGCTGTAATGGTTTTGTAGGCAATGTGATCTCTTGGCAAAGATTGCTCATGTAAACTGTGTCTTTAAATGAACTGTGTGTATTACAATGATCCACGTTCATTACATATATACGTCCTGTTTCTGCACGTTCTTTAATTAGAGCAGAAAATAATTCCATTGCTGGTATAGTCTTCTTCTTAATACTTGTAGCACGTTCATACTTTTCGTATAGTTCATTAAACGCATCTTGGTCACCAAAATATGCTTCGTATAAACCTGGCACATCATGTGGCGAGAAAAGAGTTATATTGGCACCGGCCAACAATCTTTCATACATAGTTTTGTTTAACTGAATTGAATAATCTAATTTACGTACACGGTTGTCTTCTGTACCTTTATTATTTTTTAATACAAGAACGTCTTCAATCTCTTGATGCCATAAAGGGAAATGGGTAGTTGCACTGCCGCCACGTACTCCATTCTGTGTACAACAACGTACTGTACTTTCAAATTTCTTTAAGAAAGGAATGATACCAGTGTGCGCCACTTCTCCACCGCGTATCTTCGCATTGACTCCACGTATCCGCCCAGCATTGATACCAATCCCTGCACGTTGAGCTGTATAGCGGCCAATAGCCATATCACTAGAAAAAATGCTGTCAAGAGTGTCATCGCTGTCAACAAGAACACAACTTGCAAACTGTCTAACAGGAGTTCTGACACCCGCCATGACTGGGGTCGGTATGTTGATTTTAAAAAGTGAGGTCGCATCGTAGTATCTCCTTACGTAATGCATACGTGAATCTTTTGGATAGTTAGCAAACAATGTTGCCGCAATCATCATATACATGAATTGTGGAGTTTCAAATATTTTGCCTGTGCTTCTGTCTTGACACAAATACTTGTCTACTACTTGTCTTAGTCCTGCGTATGTAAAGTTTTCGTCTCTCTTGTGACGAATGTAACTGTCTAGTGTTTCAATTTCTTCTGGAGTATATAGATCTAAAAACTCTTTGTCATACACTCCACGCTCGATATTTTTATCAATATTTTGTTTTAGAGTAATTGCTGTATACTCTCCAAATACATCTTTATTAACACCATAACTTAATAGTCTTGCTGCGGCAAATTGATAGTTAGGTGCTTCTAATGAGATAAGGTCGTTTGCACTACGTACTAATACTTCTTGTATTTCTGATGTACTCATGCCATCATAGAATTGTAAGTTTGCATTCATTTCTATCTGGCTTGCACTTACTCCTGCTAAATCTTCACATGCAAATTGCACCACCTTGTGTATTTTATCAATGTTAATTGGCTCCTTGGAACCGTCTCGCTTAATAATATAGATGCCATTTGACATGTGTTTGTTCTCCTTCTCATTCATTTTTGTTTCTTCGTATTTGATATTTAGTTTAACTTTGGCATGGAGTAGACTCGTTGCGAAAATAGTTGTGTAGTTAAATCACTTCTATCTATGCAGTCGTCATCATCAATGCCGATTATTTTTTCATCCACAAATAGCAAGTACATTAGCTCTGAATTTGTTTCATCTGATGCTATATGTATCTCAAAATTTGAGTCCTTAAAACGATTGGTTAACTGTAGCGAATAGCACATTCCTAATACACATGAGAAGTCACAATACTGGTTCTCCTCAACTAACTGCCACGGAGTTGGCCAAGTGCTTTGGTCCCATGGATCAGTATGAATACTTACTAACGGAGCTCGCTTATATTTCTGTATAAGGTCGCTGAAAGGAGTCTCGGATTCTTCTAGTAAATCCCTGAACTCTCGCCAAGCAGAGATCCTTAAATGGTATTCAGTGTTTTCAAACATGTTTTATGAACGTGATTCAATTGTAAAGTCTAAAGTTGCATCGTTGTTGATAGTATTATAGCATTCTATGTATGCTGTGTCAACTCCTAATGCACCTGAAACGTTTACTAAATGTCCAGAAAAGACTATTGATTCTCCGTAGGTAGTAACTAGCCCTGTCGCATCATAATCATCAGTAACTTTAATAGTATCATCTTCTCTGTTGATATCTACTGTAAGTACTCCTGTACGTGTAAAGTTTACTGTTACATTATATACATAACGTATTTTAAACTGCCTTGTTTCGTTTGCTGGCAATCTAAAACTAGTAACTTCATTGTTTGGAGTATAAGTTAATGGTATAGTATTCACTACGTTGCTAGTTGAAATAAATGATCCTTCTATTTCGGGGATATAAGGAACTGTGTCTTCGTCATAGTTTGGATAGTTAGATGATGATGTATTAACAGTAACAAAAGTTGTTCCATAAGAAAGATCCTGTGTACGTTGGAACCAATCATCTGTTGACACATTACCTTGTGTTTCAAACTTAACAATACTTGTAACCGCTGTTGTACTTGAACCGCCGTCATTACCTACTTTGTGATATGTATTATCAAGTGATTTATTGTTAACACCCTTTGCTACCCAAACACCTTGTTTAAAAACATCATCCATTATACTGTTTTTAATAACAGTATTTGTAGGTCCGTATGCTTGTCCTTCTGCAATCTTATCTGCTAAGTTACTTGGAGTTACAGCAGGCATGTTCTTGCCTAATACAACACCATAACCGCAATTAAATACGTCTAGGTTATCAAATGTATTATCATAAATGTCATATGAGCTAGTTACAGCCTCAGACAAGTTTTCTATCTTAATATTATTAAATGTATTGTTTTTTGATGGATAAGAAGAACTTTGGATACTTCTAATATCAAATCCTGCTTCTCCAGTATTTACAGTATAGTTAGAACTTGTTCCCCACTGTCCTGATAATTTTAAGTTTCTAAACACACTGTCTTTGATACTTGTTAGTTCGAAAATGTTCTTTTGTATCGTTATAGCAGCACCGTCTAGATCAACCAAACTGTGTTTAAATGTAAACCCATCAACAACAACACCTCGTGTTTGTTTTAGTTGACTGTTTTCAAAAAGAGTAGTTGTATCATAAACCATTACATCAGTACCAGGACTAAAAGCACTAGCACTTGTAACGTTTGTGAAAATTGGATTGTTTGAGCATTGGATTATTTCTGTGCCATCTACTCCTGCACCGTATAGTTTAGCAAAAGGAGGAAGTTTCAAACTGTTTGTAATTTTATATGAGCCTGCACCAAAATGTAATTCAACTCTGCTTTCAGCATTTACTTTATCTGAGTTTAAAAACAGTTGATCTATTGCACGTTGTATTGCTACTGTGTCGTCAGTTGTATTGTCGCCTTTTGCTCCAAAGTCTGCAACATATACAATGTCATCCATCTTACTTTGTAGTGTACGTTTAATTGGGGAGTTATCAGTAGCACCTGTTTGAATTAATGCATCGTCTGTTTTGTAAGTATACTGTTCTGCAAAACTAAACAAGTTAGTATGTTCAGTTAAAATCTCTGTATTACCTACGCTAGGTGCACCTTCAGCAACCGAACCGTTACCAATGTAAAGCTCTTGCGAGTCCACAGCCCAACCCATTTCACCGCTTGCTAATTGCGGTAAACCCGATCCGGAATTTTTCTTACCTCTTCTAAGTTGTATACGACTGATTTGGACTACGGCCATGTTATAATCTCCAATATGTTCTTATACATATTTATCTGTTAGACATAGTTACTGTTGTTTCTCGTAGTACTGATATACCCTATTATACCATTCTTCGCGCCATTCGTCGTATTCATGTGGCCAAAGATCAAACTGTTGATAAGTTTCGCCGCCTAATTCCATACTATGATCGCCTCGACTACACATAAACACATGTCCTTCACGTATATTAGTTCCGTAAATTTCGTTATGTGCTTCTGCGTATGCAACCATTTGCAAATAGTAATCAACTACCCATTCTTGCTTCTTGGGTTTATTTGTTTGTTTGAAATCCATAATACAAGGATTTCCTTTGTATTGTCCTACAAGGTCAGTTGTGCCTGCATACATCTGTGGCATATATAAATTAACTTCACTACCCCATATTTCATCTACGTCTCCCATGGCTTTGTCACGTATTACTTCTGCCATACGATGAGCTTTAATAGCAAAGGGGTTACTGCCCGGAGTTGGCCATTCACCAAACTCAATGTAGTCTTCTAGGTACTTGTGCATTCTAGTACCTACGCCTGCAGCTTCTGTAGTTATTTCTCTTGCTTTTGTTTCGCCTACTCTTTTGCGCCAAGCAATAAGGTGTGTCTTGTCTTTAGTGGCGTCTAAGATTGTTGTAACGCTCGCTACAGCGTTTCCATCTGGTGTTGCATACAAACGCTTACCATTTACTTCTTTTCGTGATATAGGCTTATAGCCATATCGATCAATTATTAATGACATGTATTTTAAATTCCGTTATGTGTAATATGGGTCAACAGTACTGTTTTCTTCGTCTTCTGATATGATTTCTGTTACTTCTGGAACATAATGTTTCATCATGTTTTCTATTCCAAATTTAATAGTAGTAGTACTGCCGGCGCAACCTGAACAAGCACCTGCCATTTGTAGTTTTAATTTACCATCGTCGTATGAAATAAAGTTAACAAACCCACCGTGATGACTTACGGCTGGAGCAACTCGTGTTTCCAGTATGTCTTTTATTTGTGTAATGATTTCGTCGTTGGATCTAGTCATATAGTTTTCCTATTCGTTATAGTATACTATACATTTATACGATTGTCAACCAATTATCTACGTGCTTTGGTTGCTCTCTTTGCCATTTGACTAATAGAATCACTGCCGTTATCGTCCTGCGGTGCTAGTCCTGTTTCTTCTTGTTCTTCAGTATCTAGAGTAACTTTTTCTTGATCAAAGTTTTTAATCATTCTTTGGATACTAGGATTTGAATCGTATACTTGCTTAAAGGAGCCGTAACTAAATTGTTCTGCTCCTGAGTTAGACATTAATTGATTAAGTTTGTCGAATGATAAAGTAACTGATTCGCCGGCTAAGTCTGCATCTTGTAGAATGTTTCTTAAGACTAACGCAAGTTTATTAGAAGCATTAGCCTCTGTTACTTTTTTTTTGAAAGAATAGTACCTAACTTTCTGCTTCTTTCTACGCTCTCACGCTTCATACGTCCAGCTTCTTCTTCACCACCTGCGGCAGTTTCGTCTGCACTAAAGTCGTCTTCTACTTCAGCATCAACTTCTGCATCAACATCAACTTCTGCATCAACTGGTGCGTCAGCATCTAGCTCTGCTTCTTCGTCGCCCATTGGTGTTGGCATGTCGCCTTCGCCTGTTAGTAATGTAACACCACCTGTTAGTGCTTCACGTGTACCTTCTAGTGAAGTGTAAAGTGCTTCTAATGATGGTTTAACTAAATTAACAAATGCTTCTGATTTCTCAGAACCCATTTCGTCTCTAATACTATCAGCAAGTTCTAACATTGACTCAGTTTGCATTTCTGCTGTGTCTTCCATCCAACCTGTAATTTTATCTACCATATCTTTGGAAGCCATTACAAGCTCTGCTGATTCTTCAGCACCTTCGGTTACTACTGACTCATCTGTTTTCTTTTTTGCTTCTTTGTCTTTAATGGCTTTTTTCATTGGTTCTTTTTTGTCGCCATCTTTGTCCATATCTAAGAAGTCTGGTTTTGCTTTCTTTTCTTCTAACTCAGTTTCAACAACATCACTACGCTCGCCAATTGCGGCATTCAAAACGTCAAGGAAGAGTTTTGACTTTTGATATTCTTCTGTATGTACTGTGCTGAAACCTTCGTTGGTTTCTACTTGACTAAGACTTGTACGTACTCTATTACGTGCATCTTGAAGTTGTTCTGTTGTGAAAGCGTCGATGTCAATGCGACTACCGAACTTCTTTGCTAGGCTTTCGTTTAACGACTGAGCCGTTATTGGTTTTGAAATTTCTCTAATATTCATGTTCTCTTCCTATTGTTGAACCTGTATAAGTTTGTTATAGTTATTTATCTCAGTAATAGATATAACTATCCAAAAGCTCTTTGGCTTCTCTTGTTTTTGTTGCCGCTAAATCGTACCGTGTTATGGCTACAAATTTGCGAACTTCTTCTTTTGTAGTTTTAATGGTGTGTTTATAAAATACAGCATCATTAAAGTTCCTTGCAATTATATTATCAAGGCGTTCTATTTCTTTAAGATCTCTTGTATCACCAGTAAGTAAAGTTTTTGCAAGTGCTACAGCAGATGTTTTACAAAAGGTATTTGCTACTTGTTTATTATCTTTAGTATCGTATACTAAAAAGAAGCCTTTTTTGTTTTCACGTACTACGTATCTACCAATCCTTATACTGTTACCTTTCACATAAGGAAAGTAACTTGTATCAAGTTGCTTATTGATTAGATCTTCTAATTCACTTCCTAGTTTTTCTTTAGTAAATTTTATCATTAACCACCACCAGTATAGAACCCTTATTGTACACTTTACTTACTATACTTTTACGTATCAGCCCTTCAATTATGAATTGTTCTCTCTCTGAAAAACTACTGAAGGGTCTAATATCTGTATCCATGTATTCTAGAAGTTTCTTTTCTTCATTAGATACGGAAATAGTAAACTCTGATATTAATTGATTCAATTTCATTGTACTAAACCTTGTATAACTGAATCTAATTCTTTTTGTTTGTGTACTGTTTTGATTGGTTCGCCTGGTTTTGGCTTAGGATTGGCTAATGTTACTTCATCGCCCTTAACATCGTCAATCTTAAAGTTTTGAGCTTTTCCACTACTATCAGGAATTGGTAGTTCCATTCCTTTTTTAAGTATGCTCTTTTTTAGTGTGGCTGCATTTTTAGCTGCTATCTTAGCTGCAAGGCCTTTGCCTGCACCTTGAGCACCATCAACAGCCGCGGCTCCTACTTTCTTTGCCGCTGATGCACCGGCTTTGGCTGCTCCTTTTGCAAGACCTCCTGCGGCTTTTGCCGCCATACCGCCTATTGCTCTGGCTGCCATGCCAATTGCTGGAAGAACTTCATCTATCTGTTGTTCTGATAGATTATGATTTTTAATTACGTTTTCTAATGCTTCGTTTTTAAACTCATCAAATTTCATTTTATCTTCCTTCTTTTTGAAGTTGAACGTTTTTTAGGTTTCATTTTGCTACGATAGTGAACATTTAGTCTCGATAAACGTTGACTTGCAGCACCTGTTGCTCTACGTCTTCCTGTTTTAAACGACATAACAGACCCACGTTTTCTCTTAGTCGTTTTCATTGTTGAAGATTTTTTAACATTACGCGGAGCAGTACAAGTTGTCGGACTAGCAACAATCCTACCTTTTCTTGTACCAGAAGTACAACGATATTTACGGACATTTTTACCGTCCTTACGTCCCATAATTTGAACGTATGATTCTTCAATATCTTGTAGCTCTACGTATCTCATCTTCTTGTCATTCTATTTAATCTTTGAACTGCCTTTGAAGCTCTGTTTGTGCGTTTAGTACGTTTTGCTTTACGCATCATTCTTGCACCTAGTTTAGCTCTAGTCTTTTTCATTTGCATACGCTTCTTCATGTTAGGCGCTGCAAAACATTGTGCTATTTTTGAGACTATTCTTCCATGCCTTTTACCTCCGGAACATCGATACTTGCGTACTACTTTGTTTCCTGAGCGAGCCCAGATCTGTTTTTCATCTAAATCTGTTTCTATTTCGGGTGTGGTTGTAATTTCTCTTAATAACATAACAATGTTATTTATCGAGTTAGGATACGTTTAATAATATAACGACTATTGTTGAAAGTAAACCAGCTACGATTGTGCCGGCTGTTCCGATAAGCACCTTAGTCATTGACTTCTGACCTTCAGTAATATCTTTATGAATGTGTTCGACTTTTTCTTCTATTTTAGAAAGACGTCTTTCTAAAACCTCATACCTCTGCTGACACAAGTCAACATGTGCTTCTAGGTTTTCTCTTTCTAAATCGGTGGTCTTCGCCATTTTATTCTTATCTCTCTGTAACACCTACGCTCCGCAGGTTGATTAAGTAAACTCTTGGTTGGCCTTAATGTGTTTTTTAGATGCCTAAAATGGTTGTGTATTTTTTGCCTTCAATTGTATTTATTACTACTCGGCCGATTCATTATCTACATACTTAAACGTGATATTTTTAGTCTTCTTGCCTGTAGTATCTAACACACTTGTATTTATCTTAATTGTTTCCATTAGGTCAGTTATTACCGGAATAAGGTGGAAATCATTCTCTAACATATCAAGTGTTAAACCACCATAGTACTCTGTATTAAACCTAAATGTCCATACAGTATGTCTTCCTTTATATGCAGAACCAAAGCCTAAGTCCTCAACTTTATCTACCATTTTACTTGTAACTTCTATAGGTAAGCAATTAACTCTTAAACCAATTGTATTGATAAAAGTATTATAATTTTGTTGCTGATTTAGTTTACGTTTATCAGTACCTCTGTGAAGTCCTGTTTCAGTAATGTCAATTAGCGTCTTAATTGCGAACTCTTGCATCATACTGTATTTAAACAGTCAAAAAAAAGCCCACTGTAAAAGTGAGCTTTTTAGTGTGACGCCTGCCCGTAGGCCATAAGTCACGTTCCTAATGGTAGCTAGGATTACTGTGTAAACGTCAATGTAGTTGCTGCTGTTACGCCTGTTGAACCAACACCGTAGTTAGAGCCATCAGTGATGCCAGCACCTTGTAACAATACTGTTACAACGTTTGTTTCCATGATTACGCCAGCAACTGTGTTGCCTTCGTTTTCAGCTGTTGTGATAGCTGCACGAGCTTCATCATTTGTGATGCTTGATTTAGAAAGAGTTACTACTCTTGTTACCGGTCCTACACCGTTTCCAGCTGTTACAGCTGCGTTTGGATTACTTACTGTTGCCATTTTATATCTCCTATAATTTTAATGGACAAATTCACGCTCCGTGAAGTTGTTATATGTATTTAGTCTTTTGAAAGAAAATACCTTATTTTAGGTACTTTTTGGCTCGATTGTGGGTATTTCTTACCGCAGATACAAAACTTGGGCCTGCTTTTACTATATCATCTAGCATTTTAATGGCTGGTAAGTATGCTTGAACCATTGGTGCTGGAATAGGCTTACCCTGTTTAGCAAGTTCTAAAAATTTCTTAGTCAGTTGTAAATTTTGAGTGCCTACAAAGTATCTATACATCTGTAAGTCTCTGCCTGTTGGCACTATGTCTGGAACACTTACTGTTGGTTCGTTATCAGGAACTCCGCCTACTTCTAAGTCTTTGTCAGCAGCTAGTGATTCTAAATATGATATAATATCTGAACTACGTAATTTTGCTCTTGAAGCAATAAGCAATCTTGTTACTAGTTTTTTAATATCAATTTGTTGCATTGAAGATAAACTAAACAGTCCGCGTCTTATTGCTTTGTAATCTGTATTAGTAATTCGTAATGCTGACTCTATTTGTATAAATGTTTGTGAAGCATTACGATTAGTTCCGCTTGATACTGTTGATATATAACGGTTAACTGCCATTGTAGGCAGTGTAGTTGATTTGCGTAATGCTAATGCTGATCCAGGATCTTTAAGTTTGCTAAGGGCATCGTCATCACCTGTTACAAAATGTATAAAGTTGTATAGGTCTGTACTATTCATTCGAAAATGCTTATAAGAATCATGTGATACAGTCTTCTTAGCATACGCTTGGGCTTGTGGTCTATATGATTTGAACTTGTATAACAGTTCTAAAACTAGCATAGAAAGATAAAGACGCTCACAACAATCTGTATATGTTAATACTCTTTGATTGTTTGCGTTGCGAGTCATTCTCGCTTCGTGAAGATCTTTAATAAAGTCCATGTTGATTACTTCACAAACTTATTTTTATGTACAAATGCCAACATAGTTTGTAAGCCTTTTGAAGTTTGAATGTCCTTCATTATTTTTACTTTTACTTGTGGCTTGATGTTTGCACTTAAAACTCTAAGTAGTGCTTCTGCTTCAGCATGTTCAACTCTATGTTCTTTACCGTCGTCAGTTGTAACTGAACGTACAGGATTTTTAATATCATCATCCTCTGCGGAATCTGCTACTTTCATAAGTTGTACTTGCATTGCTTCTTGTTTGAAATTTGTCATGTCGCCATCATCATCTTTGTCAAGTTCCATACCGTGCTTGTCTAGACCTGGACGATAATCCATATCAAATTCATCTTCTACAAATTCTTTAATTCTCATTTTATGCTCCTTAGCGTTGTACAGCTCTATTGGCTGCTGTGAATGTTGCTCTTGGTACTAATTTAATATCGCCTTCCGGGTGGGCTAGTACATATCCCTCACCGCCAGGTTGTCCGTTAATGCTTTGTTTTACAGGAATGTCTTGCTTATCAAGTTGGTTAATGATGTCGTCTTTAACTCTCATCATTGTTCCTACTACTTCCCACAGTGCATTAAATCCGTTTTTGTTATCTGCTACATAAGTTGCAATCTTTTTCTTTGCCGCTCCGCTTAACTGGTTTCTGTTTTCAACCCAATCTAAAAAGTCAGCACCAAGGTTATCAAGCCCAGTATCTACTTTACTATTCATATATGTATAAAATACATCAGGTAACTTCTTTAACTTTAATTCAGTAAGTTTGTTTGGATCTAATAAACTATCCATTGCGGCTGCATCTTTTGATATAATTGCTTTTAGTTGTGCTATACCGTCGGTATCTAGTTTAGGGCCTGCCGCGGCTGTTACTGATGGAAATACTAATAAGTCATTGCCTTCAAATGCATTAAACTTTAAGGGTCCTTCTCCACCTTCAGCATCTACTTCTCTGTGTATAACAATGCCTGCTTCACTTTGTGCAATCTTTTTTCCTAGCTCTGAATCTTGTTTAACTGAATACTCTACTAGTTGTGGTTTAAATTTAAAATAACCATCTTCAACAGGCGGTGTTGTATAATACAATAAATCGCCTTTAAAAAATCCTCTGTGGTCTTTAGGTGTTGCGGCTTCAAAGACTGTAAATGCTCGTCCCATCTTACTAGCAAACGCCTGCCTATCTGGATCATCTGCAAACTTTCCTCCGCTTCTACTTAGAAGTTCTTTTTCAAGTTCTTTTGGACTTTTAGATTGTGCAACTCCGCCCTTTTTAACAAACCCTGATTTGTCTGTGAATATAAATTCTCCATTTTCATCACGGCCAAAAATAACTGCGGGAGATCCGTCCCATTTAACTGTAACGTCTTTGTGTCCACCTTTTTCAAGATTAATTAAACTTTGTAATACTCTACTAGCACCTTTACTTCCGTCCCAAAAGACAAAATCCTCAGCATGTTGTATACGTGCCGCTTCAACTAAAGTAGTTGCTTCTACATTTACATTTTTAAATTCTACAAATCTCATCTTACTAATACACTCGATAAAGTTTTTATTCTACTTAGTTGCCTGTCTGCTAAACTTTCTGGCATTTCTAAGTTGTCTCTTGCAAATGCTTCTTTAGCATCTACTATTAAATCTTCATAGTCAGGACGGTTTTTAATTTTAGCATGTATAGTTTCTACACTGTCCAAGTCAGCTCTTTTTGCACCAGCACCTAACATTTTTTCTGCTATTTCATCTGGGTTGGCTGTAATAAGTTCATTGGTTGCTCTATCAAGTAACCCTTTGTTAGCAGACCATTTCATTCCTTGAGCTTTTGCAATACTTGCCATTAATAACATACGATGCATACCTTTGTACGGAGTATCATCTCCTGCACCTCTAAGTGAAAATTGCATAAACTCTGGGTTACCAAACATTAGGTCTGTTTGTACATATCCGTTCTTTTCGTCGCCATTTATCGGAGTTTTAAAATGTACGTTAATGCCTGACTTTCTTATCCAGTTCTTAACGTCATCTTGTGGCTTGTTTTTTTGTACCCAAGCAGTTAACTTTGCAACTAAATCATCTTTACTAACTTCTTCTTGGTTAACAGCAATATCCATGTCTCCACTTGTACTTCTAATACCAGTTGAACCTAGTTTAAAGTCTTTGTGTGGAATTCCTGTAATCTTTTCTAACCATGCAAGAGTTGGATCAACATCTGCACGATTAATTCTTTGTGTTACAGGTACACCATCTTCGCCTTTAAACACATTGCCGCCTTCTTTAAGAATCATTATTTTTACCCTCTATTACTTTTTGTATGCCACGTTTAAATTTTCTAGGATCACCGCTTTTAATTGAATTGATAAATCTTCGTTCAAGTTCGCCAGCTGTTGTTTCATCATAAGTATCACTAATTCTATTTAAAAGGTTAATAGAACTTTCAATTATGTTATTGGCTGTTGCACCTATTAGATGATCGTTGTCATGCGATCGGCCTAAGTTATTAAGCTCTTCTAATATACTTCTAGTTTTCTTTCTCATATTAACATTACTCCGATACAGTATTTAGTGAAATAATTAATAAATATTGTTATACATGAACAGTATTATTACAGGGGCATTAAATGAAATGTATAAAAGATTTAAATCATCTAGAAAAATCATTGTTATTCGCCAAGTTATCGCAAATAGCATATAATAACATCACTGACGCAAAAAAGCAAGCAAAAGATTTAGGATTCACCACAATTGAATTTTACGACAGAGACGGGGCACAAGCATATCGCTTTATGAATAAAGCGGATCTTGTAATTGCATGTCGTGGTACACAACCAACAGAGTTTGGTGACATTAAAGCAGATTTACAGGCACTACCTGTATTAGCAGAAACAGTTTCACGAGTACACAGAGGTTTTAAGAAAGAAGTAGACGACCTTTGGCCAATGGTGGAAGAAGACATTGATCGTAAAGTAAACTTAAAGAAAGATCTTTGGTTTTGCGGACATAGTTTAGGTGCGGCAATGGCTACTATTATGGCTTCAAGAGCGTTATATAACCAAAAACTTAATGACCCAATTGAGTTATTCACGTATGGTTCTCCTAGAGTTGGATGGCCAGGATATTGTTCTAGCCTAGGTATTAATCATCACAGATGGAAAAATAATAACGATGTTGTTACTAATGTTCCGCCTGCGTTTGTAGGTTATAGACATCACGGTACTGAAAATTATATAAACGCCTATGGTAATTTGAGATCACCAACTGGATGGCAAAGAATTAAAGATAAATTCAGAGGCATCTGGATGGGCTTGAAACAAGGTAAGATTGACAGCTTCTCAGATCACAGCATAGACGAATATATAAAACATATCGAATCTGCGTTAGCCAAATAAACTACTAACGCTTTCTTCGTTTGATACTCTACGTATTGCTTCGCCTAACAGTGAGGCAACACTTACTTGTCTAGTTTTCTTACAATTCTTTGGACACCGATTCTTAATTGAGTCTGTTACTACTAATTCTTCTAGTACACTCTTTTCTACCTTTTGACAAGCCTCACCTGACAATACTCCGTGTGTAATATATGCACGAACTGACAGTGCGCCGGCTTTCATAATTGCGTCAGCGGCTTTAACAAGTGTGCCGCCACTATCAATAATGTCGTCAACTAGTATAGCATGTTTACCTTCTACGTCACCAATTAGTGCCATTACTTCTGACTTGCCTGCTTCAGGTCTACGTTTGTCAACAATAGCAATATCACCGTGGAACATGTCTGCAAACTTACGAGCCCTAACGGCTCCGCCTGCATCTGGTGAAACAAAAACTGTTCCTGTTTGTATTACATCAGGATCATCAACTAACCCAATACTACGTTTAATATCTTTTGCAAATACAAGTCTACTTGTTAGATCGTCAACAGGAATATCAAAGAAGCCCTGTATCTGTCCTGCATGTAAATCCATAGTAAGTATTCTGTCTGCACCTGCTGTAACTAATAAGTTAGCAACTAGTTTGGCTGTAATAGGAGTACGACTTGCACTCTTACGATCTTGCCGTGCATATCCAAAATACGGAATAACTGCTGTAATACGACTAGCACTTGATCTACGTGCCGCATCAATCATTACTAGCAATTCCATTAAACTATCATTTACTGGTGAGCAAGTGGGTTGAACAACAAAAACATCTTCACCTCTTACATTTTCGTTAAACTCAACGCTAGTTTCACCGTCT